TGAGCACGTTGCCTACGAGTATCGCAAGCAGATGGAGATGCGGATGGGTATTGAGTTGCCGTTCCATCCAGATGAAGATGACTCGGATGAGAAGGCTATGCCACAAGAAGTTGAGGTTCGGGTATCTCAAATGGCTGCTCAAGCTGCTCAGCAAATGTTGCAGCAGAACCAACAACAGGCCCAAGCCCAACAAAATGCTCAGGCACAGCAAGACCCAATCATCCAGTTGCAACAGCAAGAGATGCAAATCAAACAAGGTGAGTTGGAGCTCAAGACTAAGAAATTGGCTACTGATGCTGCCGCTAAAGCCGATCAATTACAGATTGAGCGTGACCGCATAGAGTCCCAAGAGAAGATTGCTGGTATGAATGCGCAAATTAAAGTTATCACCGATGACAAAAATCGCCTTGCAAAAGAAAGTGAGATGGGCGCTAAGTTAGGCATTGACCTGGCCAAATCCAAGGCTCAAATGCAAATGCAGCAAACCCGCAGTAAAGACGTTACAAAGGAGAAGACTGAGTAATGGAACCATTAGACGTTCTAGTAATAGAACTAGATAAAAGTGTCGTTCAAAAGCGAGACTGGGTAGCCTCCGGCCAAGCCAAAGACTTTGCCGAGTACCAAAAAATTTGTGGAGAGATCAAAGGTCTGCTCTTTGCAAGACAGGAAATATTAGACCTTAAACAAACCATGGAGCATTCTGATGAGTGAAATCCTTATCGGCACAAACCCCGATAAACCGCAGATAGTAGGATCAGTAGATTTTTCCAAAGCCGTAGAAGAGAAAGCTCGCCAGCTTCCAATTCCATCTGGCTACCGCATCTTATGTGCGATCCCAGAAACAGAAGAAAAGTTTGAAGGTTCTGATTTAGTTAAGCCTGATGACCTAATAAAGAAGGACGAGATTCTAACCACAGTATTGTTCGTGGTGGCTCTTGGACCTGACTGCTATAAAGACAGCACTAGATTCCCAAGCGGACCCTGGTGTGGCGAAGGTGACTTTATTTTAGTTAGACCGAATGCCGGTACCCGCCTAGTAATACATGGTCGGGAGTTTAGGATTATTAATGACGACTCAGTTGAAGCCGTTGTTCAGGATCCTCGTGGCATATCCCGTAAATTTATATAGGAGCTAAATCATGGCTGAGTTTGAAAAAGAAGAATTTAAGTTCCCCGATGAGGCAGAAGATAAGGGTAAACCCTTAGATGAAGTCGAGTACATCATCGAGGATGACACTCCTCCAGAAGATAGGGGACGTGAACCGTTGCCTACAGAGGTGGTTAAAAAGCTAGAAGTTGCTGATGAAGACAACGAAGATCTAGACCCCAAGGCTCAAAAAGAACGTATTAAGCAGTACAAAAAGGTCTGGAACGACGAGCGACGGGCTAAAGAAGCCGCTGATCGTGAGCGCCAAGAGGCTATTAATCTAGCAAAACAAGTAATTGAAGAGAACAAAAAGCTCAAAGCACAATATAGTGCTGGTGAAAAGACCTACATTGAGACTGTTCAAAGCGCTGCCGACACCTCATTGGCTATGGCTAAGCGTGAATACAAAGAAGCGCTTGAGTCTGGTGATTCGGATCGCATCGTTGAAGCGCAGACCGCTCTCTCAGAAGCAACATATAAATCACAACAGGCAAAACAATTTAAGCCTACTGCTTTACAAAGCGAAGAAAATGAGGTACAAATACCCCAATCGCAGCAAACACCAAAGGTTGACGCCAAAACGCAATCTTGGTTGGATGAAAATCCTTGGTATGGTTCCAAAAAAGCCATGTCCAATTTTGCGGTAGGGATACATGAAGAATTGGTGGATGACTACGGTCCAACTATCGTAGGTTCAGACCAGTACTTCAAGCACATTGACAAAACAATGCGCAAAAAATTTCCTGAATATTTCGATACTCAGGAAGAAGGTAGTCAGGCTGAGCCAGAAAAAGAGCCCCAAACCGCTCCGAAAGCAAAGCCGTCAACGGTGGTAGCTCCGGCGACCCGCTCAACGTCCTCCAAACAGGTACGGTTGAAACAGTCACAAATGGCCTTGATCAAAAAACTAGGCTTAAGTCCGGAAGTGTACGCTCGTGAACAACAAAAATTGGAGGCTTCAAATGGCTGAAAACAGACTGACCCGTGAATTAGATACCCGAGTTGAGGTAGAGCGCCCCACGCATTGGGCTCCACCTGAATTACTCCCTGAGCCCGACAAACAGGCTGGGTATTCGTATCGTTGGATTCGTGTCTCATCTTTAAACCAGGCTGACCCACGTAACTTATCTGCCAAACTCAGAGAAGGTTGGGAGCCCGTAAGGCTTGAGGAACAACCCAAATTTCAAATGCTAGTCGATCCCAATAGTCGATATAAAGACAACATTGAGATTGGCGGGCTGTTACTTTGCAAAACCCCAGTTGAGTTTGTAGCTCAGCGTAATACTTATTACTCTGACCAAGCTAATGCTCAAATGAAGGCTGTGGAGAACGCTCTTATGCGCCAAAATGATCCTCGGATGCCTCTCTTCAATGAAGGTAAGGTTACGACGGGTTCTTTTGGTAAAGGTTCTTAACTTATTAATTAGGAGTATCAAATGGCTTATCCAACCGTTTCAGCTCCCTATGGCTTACAACCAATCAACAGCGTAGATGGTAAACCTTATGCTGGTGCAACTCGTTTAATACCAATCGCAAGTACTTATAACACTGCGATTTTTAACGGGGATATTGTTCGTGTAGCTGCAGGTGGCACTATTCAAAAATCGACTGTAACTGTTGACTCTACTACAGCAGCCGCAAACAACACTTATGGTGTGTTTATGGGTGTTCAGTATGTTAACGCTCAAGGTCAAACTGTTCAGGCTCAATACTATCCAGGTAATGCTGCTGCTACCAGCGCATTTGCTTATGTAGTTGACGATCCAATGGCTGCCTTTAAAGTGGCAGTTACTTTTAGTGGTAACGCAACTGTTACTACAGTTAACCAAAGTATTGTTGGTACCAACATGTCTGTACGTCAAGGTACTGGTTCTACTACCACTGGTGATTCCGCTGTTTCTGTCTATGCAACTGATTCACAAGGCAATGCAGCAGCTCTTCCGGTTCGTGTAGTTGAAGTAGTTCCAGAGACTGCTACTAGCTCTACGGCCTTCACTGAAGTAGTAGTGAAGCTCAACAACCCACAAATCCTCCGTGCAGCCGCACTGGATTACACAGCTTAAGGAGCTTAGAAAATGGCTATTTCTCGTGCCCAACTACTCAAAGAGCTCCTCCCAGGCCTAAATGCATTATTTGGTTTGGAGTATGCTCGCTACGGTGAAGAACATAAAGAGATCTACGAAACAGAGACCTCTGAGCGTTCTTTTGAAGAAGAAGTAAAACTGTCTGGCTTCTCAGCTGCACCAGTCAAAAACGAAGGTTCTGCCATCGCTTATGACAATGCACAAGAGGCATTTACAGCTCGCTATACCCACGTAACGATTGCTCAAGGCTTCTCCTTAACGGAAGAGGCAATTGAGGACAACTTGTATGACAGCCTATCCGGTCGTTATACCAAGGCGTTAGCTCGTTCCATGGCTTATACCAAGCAAGTTCGTGCTGCTGCCGTATTAAATACTGGCTTTACCGCTGCTACTGGTGGTGATGGTCAGCCTTTATTCAGCGCAAGCCACCCCTTGGTTTCTGGCGGTACTAATAGTAACATCCCAACAACCCCTGCTGACCTTAACGAGACTTCCTTAGAAGCCGCCGTTATTCAAATCAGCTTGTGGACTGATGAGCGTGGACTGTTGATCGCTTCTAAACCACGTAAGTTGATCGTGCCACCTGCATTACAGTTCGTTGCAACTCGTTTGCTAGAAACCGAACTCCGTGTTGGTACTAACGACAACGACATCAACGCAATTAAGAACAATGGTTCGATTCCAGAGGGTTACACCATTAACCACTATCTGACCGACACCAATGCATGGTTCTTGTGCACTGATGTACCTAACGGTATGAAGCACTTTGTTCGTACACCACTCCAGAATTCTATGGACGGTGACTTCGACACAGGCAACGTACGTTATAAAGCTCGTGAGCGTTACTCATTTGGATTCTCGGATCCATTGGGAATGTTCGGTTCTGCTGGCGCCTAATAAACACACTATAGTGTTTGGACCCCTCTTCGGAGGGGTTTTTTATTTTTTCTTTGCTGCTTTTTTAGCTTTGCGTTCCTCATAATGGTGGATTCTGTGGCAGTTTGCACACAATGGGATACATTTTTTTATCTCTTCCATGGCTTGTTTATATTGTCCATTTTTAGCTAAGTGATGAACACTTTGTTTTGTATGGTCACGAACTACATGATGAAAATCAATAATTGCTGGGTGGCTAGATCCACAATACCTACATTTTTGGGTTGCTTTAAAGTCGTTCCACCGCTTACGGCATTCTTTTTTGTTTTTGTAAGTTAATTTTTGAACTTTTTCTTTGTTGTTTGCGTAGTATTTAGCTGAGCCTTTACGAAGAGATTCTTTTCTCCTAGGGTCGTTTGGATCTTTATAAGGCATTAAACACGTTTATTGTATGAATGTTTGAGTATTAAGTCTTTGATTCTTTTAGGTAATTTTGTATAATCATTATCAAAATCAGCAGGCATTTTAGTCCAAACTTCTGGAAGTGCAAATGGGGCTTTACCCTTTGGATACCAACAACGAGTGTGTTGCATTGCAAGATAAAAATATACGTATGCGTTAGCTTTTTGTATGTACTCTTTGAGGTTTATTGGTAGATAAAATTGATCGATTTTCTTAGCCGATCGTTTTTCACAATCGAGTTCTAAATTTAAACACCCTTGTAACATTTCTTTTGTTTTACGGGGTCCAAGTTCTATTTTATGGTCTAACCATTCGTGAAAAACAGTGAGGGGATCATGGTTTTCCCCATTAATTTGTATGGTTTGGTTCCATACTTTTGCCTGTTCGGTATATTGATCCCGGTGGCAGGTTTCGTGAACCATAATGGGTATCCAGTCTTTGGATAATCCTGCTACAAATAATCGATCCGTGTGACTACAAAAGAACCCTGAGACCATTACGCCATCCATACGAACTTGTTTTTTACGTTGAATATGTACCGCTATGTCATGTGCGTTACTAGCCATGATTTCAAATTCAACCCACGCCCGAACGTCTACTGGTAAGGCTTTGAGGTCGATTTCAATCTTATTCATTTTGTGGCTAATATATAAAGACCTACGTTGCTAAAGGCATACCCGGTATACACGACTGCCATAGGCACATTACCTTTCATGCCTTGTTCTAGCGCAATATATCCGTAAATTAAGCCGGTAACAATAATTAACCATGCGCTCATAAAGATCCCTATTATGTTTCATTGTATTTATAACAAAAAGATGTTGCACAAAGTTAAAAAAGTAGTAATATCTGTACATCTGGGTGAATCGCCTGTCAAACCGCCCCAGCGGACGCATACACGATTGATGGGCTGAACTTTGTATGAAGGACAATTTAAAATGGCAACAGCAACTACCTCAGCCGTATGGCGCTCCACTGGTGGAGATCAAACACGCACTGCAGAAGCAGGCTCCATGGTTATGGCAGTCCCCTTCTATATTGCTAATACTGCAGCAACCGCAAACGTAACTAATGTTTCTGGTGGAAATGCTTTAATTCTTCCTGCTAACGCAGTTGTAACTGAAGTTATTGTTTCTAGCGGTGGCGGCGGTAATGCTACAGCTAACGTAGGGTTTACCCCACTAATCAGCGTTGGTCCTGGTCAAACTACTACTTTAGGCACAAACGTTCCTACTGGTTTTGTTTCTGCTGGTAACGTATCTGCTCGTACAGTATTTACTGTTGGTGGTACAGGCGGTGGTGCTTCTTTGGGTAATGCAGCTAACGCAACTAACTTAGTTGTTGTTACTAATACTCAAGGTGCTGCTAATGCGATTGCTGGTGTGGTAAGTGGACGTATCATTTACCACGTATCTGACGCTGGTCAACAAAGCGCTTAATTAATCTAGGGGGCTTGCCCCCTGTTTAACCTTATTGGAGATTAATTATGGCAATGCAATATGATGTAAAACAGGCGCATTTAAATTCTAGCGGGTATCTTGTAAATTACGGTACACGGGTTAAAGGCATTTCGTTTACAGGTGGAGCTTCTGCTGGATATGTAATTTTATTCGATGCTTCAAGCGTTCCCGTATCATCAAGCGTAACGTATGCTCAAAGCGGCAATACCGTAACGGTAACTAAAGTTGCTCATGGACTTACTACTGGTACAGTTATTGGCATTCATTTTGTAGCCAATGGTTCTGGTGTTTCAGCTACTGATGGTACATATACCATTACTAGAACGGGTGCAGATACCTTTACACTGACCGATATTAACTCACGTACCATTACAAGCACTGCGGCTGTATATGCTGTTGGTCGGTGGATTCTTACCTACGAAAGCTTTGCTGGCGATTATTTTAGTAATACACCAATTATTCCAGGTGAAGGAATACGTGCAAATACATCGGTGTATGCAGAAATATCCAATATGGATTCGATACAAATTTATTATGGCTAAGTCACCTGCTTGGACTCGTAAGGAAGGCAAAAACCCCGAAGGCGGTCTAAACGCTAAGGGGCGAGCTTCCTATAACGCTGCCAACCCTGGCAAGCCTGGACTTAAACGCCCACAGCCAGAAGGCGGCTCAAGACGTGATTCGTTCTGTGCTCGTATGAAGGGTATGAAGAAAAAGCTAACCAGCGCTAAAACCGCTAACGATCCAGATAGCCGCATCAACAAGTCTTTACGGGCTTGGAACTGTAAAGAGGGTGGGTCTGTACGTGGTGGTGGCTGCGAAGTCCGTGGCAAAACCAAAGGGAAGATGGTATGAAAGAGCATTTAACCGAAGGCACTAAACACGTTGTAGATGGGCTATCTTTAGTTACAGTGATAGGCACCCTAACAGACTTAT